ATTAGAGGATTTGCTAAAGCGCGTCAAGTTTTTTTGCAATGCTTGTAACGTGCTGATTTTAGGCAATAAAAAACCCGCCGGGGTGCGCTTCAAAGAGAGGCGTGGCGGGTTGTCTATGGGTTGTCTATGGGTTGCTATGGGTGTTGGTGACCGGTGCTGATCTCCGGCTTCTCTGCGTTGTTGTCGATACGGTGTCGTAATTGTTACGATTAACCTACGACTCTGAGTGCAGCCATACAGTCTCGTCGCATCAGCCTGCGCATTCACCAACACGGCTGGCGACTGCCACGGTGCGCACCTATGCCCCGTCAAGTCCGGATGAGGTAGGCAATCGCCATGCGTGTTGATCGTTGGCTCACCAACGAAACTGGACACTCTGTTGAATTCTATCCCCTCAAAATTGATGGGAAAGCAGAATGCCCAGATTGGTTGGTGGTGGCTTGCTCAATGCGCTGCCACCTCGCGCCCAGTGATGCGGGAGACCGGATCCCGCTAGACGTTGAGCTCGTCTATCTTTGATTCTGCCCGCTCTTTGATGCGGTTTGAAGCTTTCTTGATTTCGTTAGCATTGTAACACAATGCAACATAGCCAGGAGAAGCCAAAGGCGCAAGTTGTTCAGCCAATTTTTTAATGCGCGCCCGAATCAAAATCGCATCCTGCGACGGATCGTAGAAACTCATTCCTCGCCCTTTCTTGCCGAAGCATCAATCAAAACACGCTCAATTTTTTCTATTTTCAGTGGCGAATCTTGATCGCCTCCGATTTCGAGCTTCTCCCCGTAGCGCTTTGGTGCGAGTTTCGATAAGAGCCATTTTCGCGTGTCCACTTGCAATTTATGCTTCTGAATCGCAGCCCAGTCCTTTTTCCCTTCTTCGGAAATTTCTACGTCTTGATCGCTGATTTCCATTATTTCGTTGGCCAAGCGTTCGATTAAATCTTCTCTAGCGCGCGCGTATTCTTTGGCCAGTTCTTCGTCATCCCGCATCCAAAGCGTAAAGGTGCTCTGATTTACCCCAGCCGACACGCACGCCTTGTACGCCGACAATCCATTGCGCATTCCATCAAAAATTTGATGCGCGATTTTTGCGCGTTCCTCACTAAACGGCCTTGTTGGTTGTTTTCGAGCCATCAAAACCCCCTAGGTTTCGGATAGCACACCATCACTCCGCGCGGATCAATCTTGCACTCATACGCTCCGCCGCTTCCGCCAAACGCCCCCGCCTTTCCTGCGCAAACTATTGCCAAAACCGCAAGCATTGTTTTCATCTTTCATTCCTTATCACTGTGTTATAAACTTTCGCGTGTTTCTTCGTGGCTTCTGGCCGGCTTTTTAGTCGGCCTATTTTTTTTCCACAAAGCCGCCATCACTTCCTTCAAAGCTTCCGTCGCCTTGTCTCCTCTGTAATATCTGATCTGATCCAGACGTGTCCTGCGCTGGTCCAATGGCATCCTGAGCAAGCTTTGCGCCTCACATTGCATACGCAAGTCCGGGCAATATGCGCACACCTCGCGCCCAGATGACAAGTCGATATTTTTCGTTTTGTCACAACTTGCGCAAAATTTCATTCTTCTTTTGCCTTTTCTTTAATTGCAATTCTATTTGCTAGATATCCTTCAATAGAGTTAGGGCAAAATCCAGCGGCTACTAAAAACGCGCGCATTGTATCGACAAAATATTCAAGCGAACCGTCTCCTGAGACCTTCAAGCGAACCTGCTCTTCTTCTCCCACTGAATAAATCCCTCTCAGAATAATTTCGATGCTTTGCGTGTTTTCCGAATGTCCGAACATCATTTTTTCTCCATCAATTCTTTTGCAAGCTTTCGCGCGGCTCCTGCGTGAATCAATTTGTTTTCACTGATCCACGCTTGCGCGCGCGCCTCGAGTAAATCCACGGTTTGTTCTTTGATTCCTTGATAAATCACTTCAGCTGAATTTTTCTGCATATTCGACAACTTCACTTCGACATTCCTAACTTGGTTCAGAACTCTGTTAATCAAACTCATTGCGCGCTCCTCACTGGTTGAGATTGTGTTTTTGACTTCCGCGCTCGAACCGCACATACAGCGCAACGCCAGCGCCATCCATTGCCACCACCAACAGACTTGCGATGCATCATCTCCGCCGGGTAGTACTTGGCGCATGACGGGCACCGGATCTCTTTCGCGCTCATATCGCACGCCCAACCACCTTCGCCAAAAAAGCGCGGAATCGTTTAAACGGCTTGTGTTGCGTTTTTTCTGCTTGGCCTATGTGCTGATATGCCGACGGGCTCAAGCTCACGATGGCGGCCCGATTTAACGCGTTGGATGGCATTTCGGCGAGCAGCACGCTCTGCATTTGCTCCTCATCCCACGTCATTTGCCGTTTTTTGCCAATGTAGGCACTGCCGATGACGATCTTTCCGGTATTTATGCCGATCATGCTGCCCACTCCTTTCCGTTGTGGTTTTTGAAAGCTTCCTTTGCAAACTGCAACGAAACTGACGGATATTTTTTAGGGTTGTTGAGGATCTTTTCGTACCACAGCGTGAAAACTGATTCTTTCCGTTCTGCGCGGCTGTCTCTCACCATCGCCTCAATCCGTTGCCGCTGCTCCTCGAGTTCTTCCGGGGATGCTTTGTGCTCGAGCTGCGAACCTTTTGCCGGTTGATATGCCGCGCGAACTAGATTGTGAAAAACCGGCAAAGACGGAGGATCGTTCGGCAAAGAATTAAGAACTTGCTTGATTGCGGCGCCGCCTTCTGACGAATTAAATCCGCCAAGCTTTTCAGCCCAATGGAGCTTTGCATTGACCACGCCAGCGTCCTGGCCGTCCGGCAATGCTTGCCCGATGCGCCACATGTTCAGCCAACGAGTTCCGTAGTGCCCCTGCATCGCGCTAAAAATCCGGTTGATCCAAGCCTCTGGCAATCGCCGGGGTGACATCAATGATTCGGTGCTGGTCATGATCTGCCTCCAAGTTTCCAAAAATTGCTAGGCCGGCGCCGTAAACCGCCGGGCGATTGTTCCGTGATGCTGATGCTGCCTGCTGCTGTAGCCAATCGGCCTTGAAGCCTGTCCATCCCCTTGCCGTCGATTCTGCCAAGGCTTGTTCAAGCGTCCAGCCGGCTTTGACGGCCTCGCGTGCGATCTGATCCACCGCAGTCTGCGTTACCGGGGCCCGCTTGGCTTTGCGAAGCTGTAGCCAGTCTCGCCACGTTTCCTCGCGCACGTTATCTGGGCAATTGATTACGCGCGGCGCGCTTGCGCGCTTATCTTTCTCTCCCTCTGGTTTATATGCCTCTCCCTCTGTCTCTTCGCCCGCGCGCTCTGGTGCATCATCTTGATATCGGTCTGATATCACGTTGATATCATCTTGTATCAGCCAGTGGGAAAGCTTGGTAAGTGTTTGTTTTGCTTGCTTTTCACTAATTCGAAGCCTGAAAGCTATTCTTCGTGCGTCAGGAAGTGCTCCTTTTTGCTCTTCGTCCTCACTTGCTAGCAACCAAAGCGCCACAAGTGCCTTTGCTGTGTCTCCGTCAAGCTCGTGCCAGTCAGGATCATCAAGGATGTCACGGTAAAGTTTTATCCACGGTGGGCGGCGATCCTTGAAATGCTGAAATTTGTCCCAGCCTTTGATTTTGTAAGCCATCACGCACCTCCGCGCGCTTCTTTAAGCTGCGTTTTGATCTTCTCCCTGTAGTTGTTGTTGTATCGCTTGGTGCATTCGACGCACACCCCGGTGGTGGTGTAACGCAACGACTGTCCACAAGACTTGCAATGTTTTCCCTTGTAATGCGTACTTCCTGACGCCGCCGCTTGCAAACGCGATTTATCCATTCCGATTGCTCCTGTGTTGCGTTTCCTTACCGCTTTTCAATTCTAACGCACTTTCTAACAAAAGCAACCGGATTCTTTCTTTTTCAGAACGGCAAATCGTCGGGCATCTGCTCGAATCCGTGTCCGCCTGCTTGCTGCGGGGCATATCCGTTTGCCTTTGCTTGCTGGTGCTCGCCGGGGCTTGCCTGAGACTCCCGCGGGGCAAACTTGCTGACCAGAACGCTATCCCCGCCCTTGCCGTTGAGATCGGGCACGCCAGCCGGGTTGAAGGTCTTGTCAAGCAACCAGAACTCGCTTCCATCGTCCGCCGTCATCACCCGGCCCACTGTCAACCATCTGCCTTTTTTTGCCCCTGCGGAATCGGTGTATTCCCCAACCTTTACCTTGAGGTCATGCGTCTTTTTTGATGCCATCTGACAGCCTTTCAATTGTGATTTCGAGTCTCCCCGGCGCCTGCACTGCGCAACGCTCGATTGCCAGCCGGTCGATCTGGCTGTCATCAAGCATCACGCCGGCAAACACCAGGGCATCGAGTGCCGCCTTTAAAACGTTGTCCAGATCTCGGCGGCGGCGGTCTGGCGGGTAACACAGGATGGAGACAGCAAGCCGGTCGGCAAGCTTGTGCTGATGCCCGAATTTCAAGGCATAGGCCAGCACCAAAACACGGTACTCCCGCCCTCTCTCAGAGATCAAATGCCGACCCGCAAGCGGCCCGCTAGAGGGGTGCCGCCAATACTGATTGACCGACGGCGGCCAGGGCAGGGTGATATCAATCATGCGGAAGCCTATTTGCCACAAGCGTGGCGTATCCGGCAATGTCAAGCCAGTGATCGCGGTAGTTAGGATCGCCGTTCATCACCCGCGCAATCTTGTGCAGGATCATGTCCAGCGCCTCGGCCTGTGCTGCTTCCAATTGCTTATTCCGCCCAGCCTCGCGCACCACATGTTTGAGCCATTGAGAAAGCTCTGCGTGCGTTTCAAATCTCCCGTGCCGCGCTTCTCGCGCTTGCAAAATTTCCCTTACTTCGTCCATTCACCACTCCTTTGCAAAAATTCAACAGTAACACAAAAAAACACATTGACGCGCCGCAGCCCACAATGCACAATGGACACATAACAACAAAACAACACTTCAACAACGTCACGAAAGGAAGAAAAAATGTTCAATGAAATGCAAATTGATGCAGATCTTAACTGGGCCACAAAAGTCGCCGGGATACTTACACAAGCCGCCGACGAGTTTCACGCGGGTAGTGAAAGACTCGAAGCAAAGTGGAAACGTCAGGCGAGAATCAAAAAAGCATTCCCTGACGGTATTTTTACAATTGAAGAAGCGTTTTACGTTCAAGACATTTTGGTGAATATCGAGGTGCTGTCTTATCAAACAGAGCCCGCCGATGAATCAGTCGGTTGGCAGGGCGGTGTGTATAACGTAGATTTTGCGGTCACAAATGCAAGCAAGCGCGAAATGCGCTGGCTTGATAAATACATCACCGAAAAACAATATAAGTTCATTTGCGAATACGTTGCAGAAGAAGTACTTTTCTAAAACTTACGGCGGGGAAACCCGCCTTTTTTGTGGAGATAAAAATGATTCATTTGTTGTTTTTGCTTGCTTTGTCGTGCAGCGGTGGCGTTTTTTTGCTCGGGTTTGCGTGGTTGATGGGTTTAATTGATACATGGCACGCGCTTTTTGATTTGTTACTGCTTGTAACAACGGCTTTTTTATCGGCTAGCAAAATCGCAGACATGGAGGAGGAAAAATGCTGATTCAGGCAAAAACGAAGGCTTACAGCTTGCAGCTCGATATCAAAGAAACCGGACCAGCCGGGATGGTCGAAACGCGCTTGGTGTATCAGCGCCAAGGGGAGCCCGACGAAATTGTGATTGAAAAGATCGCTCCTTTGTCCTCGGTAAAACAATTGATGGACGGAATTTTTCGAGAGCTTTTCATCGCAACTTGTGAAAAAACGTGTTGAACTTTGTTGCCTATTGATGCACAATTCAACACACAAAAACACAAAAGGTGCCACATGAAAGAAACAATTAAAATCACAAGCCGCGAACAGTGGCTTGCTGAACGGGCAAAAGACATAACCAGCACTGAAGTGTCCGCGCTTTTCGGTCTCTCGCCTTACATGACGGAGTTCGAGCTTTTCCACCAAAAACGGGACGGCGTGATCGTCACGCTTGAGGAAACGCAGCGGCTCAAGTGGGGCCAGCGTCTAGAGTCAGCAATAGCGCACGGCGCGGCCGAGGACATGGGCTGGCAGATTGCCAAGATGGACGTTTATGTGAGGGATCAAGCCGCGCGCATGGGCTCAAGCTTTGACTTCGAAATCCTGAGTTCAAGCGACGGCCCCGGCATCCTTGAGGTTAAAAACGTCGATCGCTTGGCATACCGCCAAAACTGGCTGGAGGATGGTCAGGGCAACATTGAAGCGCCGGAACATATTGAGTTGCAGTGCCAGCATCAAATGGCAGTCACAGGCCGCGCATGGTGCGCAATCGTTGTGCTTGTCGGGGGCAACGAGCAAAAGATAGTCCTGCGGAATCGGGACGACGGGATCGGAGCGAAGTTGCGAGATAAGGTTATCGCGTTTTGGGATCGCGTGCAAAGCGGGCAAGCGCCTGCTCCTGATTACGATCGCGATGCCGAATACATCATTAAGAGAAGTCGCGCCAATGATGGGGAAGAAATGCAGGCTGATGAATCACTCGCGGAAATGATCCGTCTTTATCAATACGTGTCGCGTGAGTGTTCGGATCTCGAAAAGATCAAGGAAAAACGCAAAGCGGAAATCCTTGAGCGAATCGGCACCGCTAGCCGGGTTTTTACAGACTTTGGCACATTGACCTGCAGGCAAGTGCAAGACGCGCCCGTGGTCGTTATTACGCCAGAAATGGTCGGGCAAGCAATAGGCGGCCGAAAAGGTTATCGGTCGTTTCGTTTCAACGCAAAAAAGGAGCAGTAAGAAATGGCAAATGAAATCACGCCAATCGATGGAATGCGCACCACACTTAAGGCAATGACACCTGAATTTCAGGCTGCGTTGCCCCCGCAGATTCCGGTCGAAAAGTTTATTCGCACCACAATGACGGCAATTCAAATGCAGCCAGGTTTGCTGAATGCCGACAAGCGAAGCCTGCTGGCAAGCACGATGAAGGCGGCCCAGGATGGTTTGCTGTGCGACGGGCGAGAGGCTGCCCTGGTGGTTTATCGAACCAAGGAAGGCCCGAAGGTTCAGTATATGCCGATGGTCGGCGGCATTCTCAAGAAGATCCGCAACAGTGGCGAGCTTGCCAGCATCGGGGCGCATGTAGTGTATGAGCGCGACCAATTCGAATATGAACTTGGAGATGATGAGCGGATCGCTCACAAGCCTTTCTTGGGCGCTGATCGAGGCCAGCCGATTGCTGCGTATGCAATCGCAAAGACAAAAGACGGCGCAATCTACCGCGAGGTGATGAGCGTGGCCGACGTTGAAAAGGTGCGTCAGGCAAGCCGCGCCAAAGACGCAGGCCCTTGGGTTGATTGGTGGGACGAAATGGCGCGAAAAACCGTTATCCGCCGCCTGGCAAAGCGTTTGCCTTCGAGCGCGGATCTTGACCAGGTGCTTGACCACGATAACGAAAGTTTCGTGCAGGTTGAGCGCCGCGAGCCGGTCAATGTGACGCCAGCCCCGGAGCAACAGCAAGCACCGCTGTCTCGGCTCAAAGCGTCAATGGGCGAAACTGAAATTCCGGTTGTCGATATCCCCGAAGTCGTCGAGGTGCCGAATGATCCTGACCAGTAAAGAGCTTGCCGATCGCTGGAAGATGAGCGAACAGATGTTGCGGGTGTGGCGCGTCAAAAACAAAGGCCCGCAGTACTTCAAGCTTGGTGAAGGAAAGAAGGCATCTGTTCGATATCGACTTGAAGATGTCGAGGTGTGGGAAAAACAGCACGATATAGGCGGGGTTAAATGAAGCTACAAGAAGCAGCACAGCAGGCGCTGGAGTACCTTGAGCAGCACGCCATCATTAGCGGGGCGCAGATACAAGACGCCCTCCGCGCCGCGCTTTCCGATGCAACTTGTCAGGAATCCCGACAGGTTGAGCCGGTGGCTTACATGATGGTCAACAAGACGCATAAGCACGCGCCATGCTTACACTTCACTCCGCCAGAGGACTGGCACGCTACGTGGGAGGCCGTGCCCCTCTACCTCGCCCCGCCCCAGCGCAAGCCGCTGACGGAGGAGAGCCTTCTGTACATCTACAACCAGCTTCCGAATTGGGGGATGGATATGGATAGCCTGCCGCAAGGATTGGAAAAGTTTGCCCGCGCCGTCGAGCGGGCGCATGGAATCAAGGAGTGAGTATGACCACACTACGTGAAGCATTGAGGTTGGCTGATCGTTTAGAAAGCGACTTGATTCGATCACAAACGATGCTCGACGCCGCCGCCGAGTTGCGCAGACTGTCGGCAGTCGAAGCCCAGCGCGATGCGCTGCTGGAGGCGTTGAAGCCAATGATCGACCTCGCAGAGTTCTGGATCGATCATCGCCAAGAGCGACGTATGTCCGAACGGGAATACAAAGTGTGGATGGCCTTTGGATATGAATCGAACGCAATGCGCAAAGCACGCGCCGCCATCGCGGCAGTGGAGGAAACCAAATGACAAGCGACGACATCATCCGCATGGCGCGGGAGGCTGGCGTGTTATCGGGGTATGAGTCCGAGTTGTTTCAACGCTTCGCCGCCCTTGTCGCCGCTGCCGAGCGTGAGCGTATTGCGGCGTGGGTTGAGGACATGTGCGTGGGGCTGGACGCAAAGACCATCGCCAACGGCATCATGAACGGTGGGAATGATGATATTCGGGCTTTCGAGGTGAGGAAATGACGCCGGGGCAATTTATAGACCTGCTTGCTGAAGCTGGGATGTTGTATGAGGAATCTCCCAACGTGTTTGAGTGGAAACCAACTATTGAAAAGGCCGAGAAGTTCGCAAAGATTGTCGCCGCCGCCAAACAGGAACAGATCGCCCGCCAGTGGGACGCACTGCACGAGCAATACATGGCCGACCCGCTGCGCCGGCAGATGATGTTGAGCTATGAGATGGTGGCGAAAATGATTCGGGGGAATGCAAAATGAACTATATACCGATACACACCAACATCGCGCCCAGCTATAACTATTTGAGCGCAGAAAACGCATACTTGAAACAAAACATCGAATACAAAGATGCTGTGCTAACAGAGCAGCAAGTAACAATAACGAAGTTTCAGGATGACGTAAGCCAGTTGTCTCAGGCAAATATGCAATTAAAGTCAGAGCATGACAAGGCTGTGTCAGATGCGGCAAGGTGGAGAGTCATGAAAAAGATTATCTTGTCACAAGGCGGCGAACGTCATTTGTATGAAGTTCAGAAAACTGTTGATCGGGAGATAGAAAATGACAGAAAAAGAACGTCAAACATGGAATGAAGCAATCAATGCAGTGCTGGAGCTTCTTCGTATTCATCCCATGCATCGAATCGGGGAGGCAGCTTTTATGCGTAGTCTAATCGCTTTAAAAATCAAGCCGGAGGGTAAATGAAGGTTAGCAAAACGACATTGCCAGTAATCGTTGAGAAGCCGCATTCTTACTCTCCAAGTAGCCAGAATGCGAGAATAGAAGGAAGCTTTCATCGATCAGAAATAGTGCAGAATCACCTACATGCACAGCGTTTGCAGGCGCGAATGGCAGTGGAAACGAAGAAGCCAAGTGCGATTGAAAGCGCAAGAACAGTGGCTTATAAAGCCGCACTTGCCAGTGGCGCGTTGGCATTGGCAACAATTGCCTGTGCATTTTTTATAACAAATGGATGGGCAATACCAGTTGGGTTCGCTGTCCTATGCGTGCTTTTGTTTGTTGCTGCTGGCAAAAGAACGCAAGAAATTGAGGCAATGTCACAGGAAATGGCGAAGAAATCTAAGGAACCTTGCCCTGTTTAAATCTTTGTTGCAAAACATCAATTTACCGCATAAATTGACACATTGAGGCACCAACACCAACACTTGAGGGCAGATATGTTTTCGTGGCTTGGGATTGATGATGCAATGGTGGCAAGCGGTATCACGTTGGTTATTTATGCGATTTTTGGTGGCGGCGGCAATGATTGATTGCCTGCCGCCGGTCGCGTGTTACTCAGCCTTGAAAATCGGCGTGGTGGTGATCCATCTCAACACCATATTGGCAAGCCCAACTGCCGATAACACCAGCCCAGCGTGAGCGCCTAAAAACGGCGTGATGAACTCGCCATTGGTTGAGATCCAATCAACCAACGGCAACGCAACGACTGCACCGTTAAAAACGGCTGTTTTATATCCCTTCATGCTGGCACCTTTCCTTTTTGCAAATCGGCAAGCGTGAGGCCGCCGGTGTATTGAAAATGGGCAAACTCTCGAAGCTTGCCCGTCCATCGCCCTGCCCATTCAAGCCCGACTGACTCCCCGAGTTCGCCAACCTTGCGCCACATGTCGCCGTCTGGCCCGGACGTTCCCCAGACCGGCTTCCCGTTGCGGATCGGTACCACATCAAACGCGCATCGCCAGTTATGCCATGATTGCCCTGGCCTAGCATTGGTGACAATCGTGCCGGGTTTAGTTCGGCCTTGCGCAAACAGATCCGCTTGGCTTTCAAGGTCACGATAGGTGCTGGTCACGATCAAGTCGATTCCGGCATCCTTGGCGAGCTTGAGAAACTTTTCGGCTCTTTCCTTACATAACGGATGCAAGTCTGAAAGGTTTCGGCTGTTTATCATCGCTTATCTAGTCTGTCTGATACCTTCTCGAGATTGCGCCGGATATCTCCGAGGCTTTCTTTAATCTGCCCCATTGCCTGGTTAACTCGTTCGTCCTGATTCTGGTCGATCTGCGCCTGCACCCGGCGAGATTCTTCCAAAACCGTGAGTCTCCTATCAATACTAGACCACGCACCAAACCCTGTCAGGATAAACCCGACGAAGGTCAGAACGTGGCCTAGATTGATGGTGGAGTCGAATTTCACGAGCTTTTTTTCTTCAAATTTTTGCTGGTTCATTATTTTGAAGCATGAATTTTTTAAGAGATCAATCCAAACGTTTTCCAAGTTCCCGGCGTTCCGGCCGCAGTGCAAACCCAGCCAATATATCCGCCTGACGTTGGAGCCGTGTTGTAAACGACATCTCCAGCCGACCAAGTACCTGCCGTTGGCGCAGCCGATAGCTTATAGTATGTTGTCTTAAATGTTCCCGGATTATAAAGACCGTTTCTAACAACATTGGATAAAAGAGGATATGGAAGGTTCTTGTTTGTTTGAATTTTGCAGACGCGCAATGTTGCCCCAACCGCAGATGCTTGAGGAGTTATGATTAAATTTTGTGACCGTGGCGTGACTGTAAGTTCACCATGCAGGACAACACGGCACCATTGATTTGCAGGAAGTTTTACAGAAAGTGTTGAAGTGTTTTGTGCAAAATTTAAATCCCACATAGCGTTTGCGTCTGACGATTTAAACAAAGCGCTAAATAATATCTGGGTGCCAATACCAGTATATGCCGCAGTATCGGTATTTATGACAAATTGTTGCCCAGAACCAGCCGCAGAATAGCTGGTTTCTAGCACATACCCAATCTCAGAATCAACAACTCTAGCTGTTGAACACAAAGTGCCACCACTTGAGTATCCGTAATCAACCGCACCTACACCAAGCGCGTCATTTGTTATCCATCCGCATTCTGTAATTGTTGGAATTGTAACAAAACAAGAGTTTATTCCGCCCGGTTTAAAAACAGGTGCTTGAGCAAGTAGAGAGGTCGTCCCTTTATACCATATTGCTGGCGCGCTAGAAAATGTTGCTATTGATGAACTATCAATAACAGGGAATACAGACGCCCCTTGTGTTCCGTCAAAACATAACGTAGAACCTGATTCAATGTTTAACAAATTTGTATTGCTTACGTTACTATAATTCCTGAGCGTAATATTACTTCCAATAGAATGTAAAATCCCATTCTTGATGGTTTTTCCTTGAAATGAATAAGTTGCCGAACCGGCCCCGTTATCTTCTGGCGCCCAGTTTTCTATTGAAATTAATCCGTTATTTTCTGCAAAAAATGCGCAAACATCATTTACATGCGTTGTAAGGTTTATAAATTTATTGTTGTGCATTGGATATGGGCCATTCTGCGCCAGAACAACGCCAACAGTATTAGAACTAAACCAACAGTCATAAAAAGTATTATTATTTCCGCCGCCATTAACAGAGTCTTGCACCAAATACAATCCAACATTGCACGCATTAGCCGACATGTTGGAGAAGGAGCAAAATTGATTTGCTTTTAGCCAAAAACCGACATCAAAATTTTCTACGTATAAATTGTCAACACGAACACCAGCCGTTCCAGAGACGGAATTTGAAAAGACTCCATACTGTCCAGATGTTTTAATTGCGGCAGCGATTTTAAATTTAGAAACAATAAATTCTTGATTGCGCCAGTTATTATTTGGGCGCAATTCAAAAACAGCCCCTGTAAATGCAGAGGCTTGAAATACTGAATTTCCGCCGTCGCCGTAGATAGCAAATGAATTTATAGGAGAGACAGTTATTGTAGAAGTTACTTTATACGCGCCAGCCGGGATATAAACTCCTTTGCCTCCAGCAATTCCAGCAGACACGGCGGCTTGAATGGCGGAAGTGTCATCAGTAGCCCCGTCACCAACCGCTCCAAAGTCTTTGACGCTCACAACGTCGCGCAGTTTGCTTTGAGTGGTGCGTTGAACTGCGCCTGTTCCGCTTTGCAAAAACGTGACTAGTTCGCTACTTACTGAATTGCTTTCATTTGGCTCTGTATAAACAAACGCCCCGTTTTTGTCGCGCACGAGAATGCTGTAATCGCTGTTAGCGTAAAACCGAGCAAAGCTGCCGTTATAAACCGGATACCCACCGCTAGTGCGGATTGGCTGTGCTGCCGCAATTGTCAGCGCAGCGTCCCAATAAACAGTAATCGGGTTCGATACAGGGTTTTGATTCGCGGTGCCGATGTAGATGTAGGCATCATCCAGCGGCTGGCCATCGGCATCGGTGAAAATCGGAAATGGTTGATTTACGGCGATTGCGGGCATTTATTTAGGCTCCTAAATGATTGATTGTTGATCAAGGCTGCACTGGTGGCAATGCGTTGAGAGCGTCATTGATTCTGGCCTTGGTGCGCCCTTCCCGACGCATCTTGATGATCTGCCGAATGCCAGTTGCCACTGGAACAGGAATTCCTGTTAGTGCGCCTGTGGCCCCAGCTTCTGTAATTGCTGCCAGCAGCGTTCCTGCTGTTCCTGAGTTGTTCACCAGTGTTCCTGGTGGCACTGTGGCAACGTATCGTACGACGTCATTAAGATCGCGCACTATTTGTGCGTTTTTCTTTCCCAGCATGACATCAAGCCGCCCATTTTCATCCAATGCGCGCACGGTTTGATGCAGTTTTGCCGGCGACACCAGCGGTCGATCCATAGAATCCATGCCCATGCCTTTTGTAGCTTCGTCGCGCAGATGTCGTACGGTTGCGCCTTGCAGTTCTTTCCATGCCTGCTGTCCATCTGGCCCAGTAGTGTTCAGTACGCGTTTAAGGAAAGTGATTTCTTCGGGTGATGAATTCAAAATTGATTTGCGAAACACTTGATCAGCCGCGACAAGCGGATCTTCCATGCCTTTGCGATTCTTGATGAGGCGGGCAACGACGGCGCGGTTCTCAAACTTACGGGCCTGTTCCATACGGATCTGGCGAGCCTTTTTGTAGAGGTCTCCTCCCAAGCCTTCGGTCTCAACGTCAAATGCACGCTTCAGGTTTCCTCCGTGGAACTGGTCTGCCCCCTCAAACCCTGCACGCTGGAAGGTCTGGCGCAGGCTTTCGGCTTGCCGTAATGTAATGGGCTGGGCCACTAGCCTTCCGTCTGCATCTCGGGCTGCTGCGCCGATGGCGATGGCCTTCTGCTGTGCTGCCTTGAGGATGGGCGCTAAGTCGCCCTCTGGTATGTTCTCGTTGATGTAGTCCACCACCGAGTTTAAGGTGACGTTGTTCTCCAGCTCGCCAGCTTTATCGGCTGCTTTGTAGGCGGCGCGAGTCTTGTTTTTGGCTGCTGCGAGGCCTTCAGTCAAGGACTTGACGACAGCGCCGCCTGTGGACGCCAAGTCCATGAGCTGGGCGTCGGTCATGTCGACCAAGGTGTCAAAGTTCTGCAAGAGTTGTAAATTGTTTTCTTCGGCGCGCTGGCGAAGAGGGCCGCCGAGATCGCTCTTAATCTGTTCTTTTTCGAAGGCCAGCTGCTGAGCGTCCCTGGTTGCCGCGCCTTTGGTTAGGGTGACGGGAACGGGCAGGTCTTCGGCCGTCGTGGTGCGACGCAGTGCCTCTGGCGTAGCTGCTGCGCCGACGCTTTCACGAGCGCCGATCCTAACGGTTTCTTCGGGCCTTGTCGGTCGCACTATCTCAGCCGCAGCCGCAGCGACCTTTTTAACCTGGGCTGCCACTTTTTGTGCGGCTGCCTGCACTTGCGGGGCCGCCTTGCGCGCCGCTTCCGCAACGGCAGGAGCAGCCATTCGCGCGCCGCCAACCACTGCGCCAGGAGCGCCAACAACAGGCACAACGGGAGGAAGAAAAGAAAGCGCCTCGCCAACGGCTTGCACCTGCTCACGCCCCGCTTGCGTGCGTGGCGCGTAGGTCAAAGACTGAGCGCCACGAATTGCAGACTGTTCGACCAAGTTTGCGGCCTGAGGCGTGCCAAATTGCCCGCTCAGAATTTGCTCTGCAAGCCCTTTTAAAGTGCCTCCCACCATGCCGAGAGCGCCACCAACAGCGCCGGTGCCAATGGTCAGCGCCGCCTCACCTGCGCCCACTGCGCGCTCTGCAATCGTAGGCTCTGCCGGCTGGCTTATAGCCGGGACAACCTGCTCCCCCGGGATCTGGCCTGCGGTCGTAGCGCGAAACGCGGTGATTGCTGCCGCTAGGTCTCGCGCTGCCGCAACATCGCCGGCCGCGTCGGCATTGATTAGCGCTCGCTCGAGCTCTTGAATCGTTGCCATTATTTAGGAGTCCCGTATTTTTTCAGCAATTGATCAATGCGGTTTTGCGCTGGCTGTGGTGCTGCTGGCGCTGGCACGGCGCCTGCTGCGGTTGCGGGCGCGCTCGGCGCTACTTCAGTCGGCGCGTAAAAGATATTCTCGGTCTTGAGCCCGTACCCGGTTGCAATTCGCCCAATTCCGTTTCGAACCGTTTCCTCTTGAGTCGCCGCGGTTTTGTAAAGCTTGTCTGCCTGACCCTTGAATGATTGGCGCTGACTAGGATTCAACCTTTGCCCAGAAATCGCTCTGTTATACAAGTTCATGACTCGTTCAGGAACACCGGCTGCGTTTTGCGCTGTGGCAAACTCGCCTTCGCGCACAACGGAGCCAGGGTCTAGCATTTTCATGTAACCGAAAATCAGTGACAGGTCGCCCACCGCAGAATCTTCGCTCGCCAAAATTCGCTGATAGGCTGACTTTACCTCCTGATAACCCTTCGTTTGGTCGCTGTATTCCTTGCGGAATTTAGCTTCTGCCTCTGGGCGCTTATCAAGCGGGATCACGCCTGCACCCATTTGGCGGGCTTCGGCCTGAGCACGTGCGGCAGCTGCGCCAGACGCCGCAGCGGCTGCACGTGATGCAGCGACGGAGGCTTTGGCTTGTTCCGTCTGTGCTTGTGTCAGACCTAGCTCGGCAGCAAATTTTTCAGGCGCAAATTTGTTTTTAAGTTCTTTTTCTGTAACCTCTGCGCTTTCCTTGCGCATTGTAATGGGCGCCATAGTTTCAGCCCGACCAGCTTCCGCAAGCTTGCCAAACGTTTCAGCAAATTTATCGGGGGCCATGACCTGAGAAAGCCCCATAAGCGCGTAATTGCGCGCAGTCTGTGGGTCAGCATCAATCAATGAGGAAAGCGCTTGCAGACCGCTGGAATCTTGACCTTCTGGGGTAGCTTTAATGCGTGCTTCTATCAAGTCTTTCGCCACCTTCGCATTGCCAGACAATAAAGCGCTAGCCACCGGCAACGCGGCGGCAATTTCCCCAGACTGCCGATTTTTGCTGAGTTGCTCGAATTGCGGCTTGATCGCAGCTTGATGCTCAGGAAACATAGTCATCAAACGCGCAAATGCCTGCGGGGTTCCTTGCGTGAAAGCGTTTTCGATCTCGCCTCGATAAGCCTGCAATCGCTGTTCGGCTTGCTGTGTTTCAATCGCTTTTTGACGCGACTCTTGCTGCCTTTGTTGCATTTGACCGAGCAATGCAGCGCCTTGAATGCTCTCTAAAAATCCCTTGTTGATATCGATCTGCGGCATCTGCGCCAGATAGTTAATTGGCTGAGCCATGTCAGAATCCTCCGCTCATCATCACAGAGCCCATTCGATTGGCGATTCCTTGAAGGTCTGCAAATCCTTGTCGAGCAACAGAGCCTTGCGCAATCTGCCCGCCAGCAATCGCCGCGCCACGCTGGGCAAGTAGATTTCCGATTGCTCCAGCACTTTGCATTCCTGCCCCTGCCTGCCCAGCCGCAGACGCTTGACCGAGTGAAGTTAGCCCGCCCAGCCTTTCGTATTGCTGAGCAATCTGGTTCTCGAGCATTTGCGGACGGAATTGAGCGAGCGCTGCCTGAATGTTGCCGCCACGCAGGCCACCAGTGGCAGATGCACGTTGCAGCAACGCTTCTTCCCCTTGGCGAACCGCAGACTGGAAAAACGGGCTTTGTTCAAGCGCGCTTATTGCTGCTTGTTGTTCAGGCGCGCCACGTAACCCGATCAATGACTGCTGTCCTTGCAGTGCAGGCTGGCCGGCTTCGACATATGGGCGCAGAAGCTCGGTGAGCATGTCAAACTGACGGCGCTGTTCTGCGATTGCTGCCTCAGCTGACCCGGCCTGAGTTGCCGCCGCACGTTCTGCTGCCTGCCCTTGTTGCGTTGCCCCAGTAACCCCGCCAATAACCTTTCCGATTGCGTTTCCGACAAAACTCATTTTGCTGCCCTCCAGTCTTGCCGGGTCATGCCGAGGATATGCACGCCAACAAGCTCACCGTTTTTCATGCAGGCATCGCGGCGCGTGCCTTCGTTTTTGAACCCGAGTTTAATGCAGTAATTTTTGGCGGATGCGAGCCCGTCGATGATGTATGCCGTGACCCGGTGAATGTGTTTGTGGGCAAACGCCCACATGAGGCAAAGCCGGCCAAATTCGCGAGAATGAGGCAAAGCGCGTTTTGACAGCATGGCATGAAGATCAAGCTCAACAAACCCGGATTCAATCAC